CTTTCGGTAAGCGCTGCAACTAAATTATATTGAGCTGATTGTGCATCAGTAGTTGTTACGCTTTCAGTAAGCGCACTGTTTATAGTTTCTGTGACCGTTTGGGAGCCAGAAGATGTGACTGATTCTGCGAGAGTATCATCATATACCGACATCCCCCACCCAGCTTGACCCCATGTACCCGATCCCCAACCGCCCGTTGCAGACATATTACACTGCGACTAATTCGTCTTCTTTAAACCAGCGACTTTGAAAATCTCCATCGCTATCTTTATAGGCAACTAAATACTCAATGTTACCTTCTTGGTCTACTGTTAATTGCATAACAGGACCTTCTGGAATAACAGTAATCAACTGCACTTCTTGTCCAACTTTAAATGATGCTGCCATGTTATACGCTCGCAGTGTAAGTTACGTTCAAAACGTCACCCGATGCTACAGTACGCGCACCGCCGGTGAATGAGCCAGCTGAGTATAAAACACCAGCACCACCATTAGAGGCTGTATTTTTAGTTTGTGTGGTACACAGCAACGCACCCAACACTGTCCCAGCACTATTAATGCTGAAAGCGGATGTTGTTGATACTTTAGAACCGGAAGACGCCGCGTTCCAGCCGACAGTAGTACGGTTAGCTCCGGAATAATTTAAGAACTCTAACCATCCGCCGTGTGAAGCTAAAGTGTCACCTGCGGCATAGGCAGAAAATGAAGCATTATCAACTAAGCCCATGTACCAAGCGGCAGTATAAGTAGTGCCGGCAAAGTATTTGTCTAACAAGTCGTTTTTACCTACAGTTACAACCAAGTTCTTAATGGTGTCTGACCATTTCAAGTTACCTTCAGCATCATAGCACTCAACACTATATTGACCTGTGGCATTGATAGACTCGTCAATTACGCCTGTTCTTGCAATACTAACTGCGTTTGCATCTTGTGCATTGGCAGCTTCGCCTAAACCTTTGTTCATACCAAACTCCTAATTTGATGATCTGATGATCGCGCTGTCTGCCGTATTAACAGGCATTGTCACGGTAAATAAAGTGGTCGATGTTTTATCTGCCCCAAAGTCTAGCACTGCAATCGACTTATTACCCTTGCTCGCATTATAAATCAATGCCCCACGCGCTACGATAGCTGCGTTCCATGAAGGATTAGCAAAATCTACATAGGCAGTATATCCAGATGAGTTAACCGAAGGCGATAAAAGCTTTTGCCCACCCGCTGTATAGCCTGAAGCTATAACTTCACCCGTGCTTGTATAGGCAGTAGTCGCTTGGTTTAGATCAGCGTTAGCTGTATAAAGGGCAATGTAAATATCGTCAACCAAAAGGTTATGAACCCCTTCATACAACTCAACTTTAAAGCTTGTGGTTTGTGTTTGAACTAAACTCATCTTATCTCACCGGCAGTCTAACTTGACCATTTCGATACGCGTCGCCACGATCTTTTCCGTCACCTAAAACTTTAAGCAATGCTAAGGCTTCTTGGTATCTATTTTGGTACGCAGCTATCAAATCAGGTTCGCCTTTTAAGAAGTGGTACGCTTCCACAATAGCTCCCCAAAGCAGAGCAGAATCAAAGTTATCGCCCAACCATGTCTGACCAGCAGTGACAATAGATTCTGGATAAAAGAAGTAATGAAGCTCAACATCGTAGTTTTGGTCAGGTGTAGGCCCTAAAATAAACGACAACTCTTTCTGGTCACTTGATTGTGGACCAAAGATCGCATAGTACTTAGGTAACCCTGTAGAAGCTGGCTTAGCATAGGCCTCACGAATGAAGTTGACGTCTTTGTTTAACAGGTAACTGTAATTACCGTCAGCATCAATAACCGCTAATGAATACGAAGCTAAAAAATCGTTAGGGCATGACAAATACGCTACATCCGCAGAGGTGATACCCGTTACGTTTTTACGTAAATCTGGAAGCTGTACCGTGTTGTATATGCGTTGTTCCGCTTGCTGAGTAAAATTCGCAAGTTGGTCTGCAGAAAAACTATTCTCAACGTAGTCTTGAATGTTTGCGCAAAGCTGAGTGTAGGTCATCATAGTGGTAAAGTCCTATGCCATAGGCCCTCTAGCCTTCACGCCTTTTGTTGCAGCGCCTGTGCCACGGATTTTAATACCATCAGTTTTTTCTGGTGTATAGTTATACTTACCCACGTTACCGGCAGAGATATTCAGCTCTGAGATACCATCACCAGACTTAGTAACAACACCTTTCATATCGACTTCTTTGTATCGACCAGCATAAGCTGATGCAGGTTTGTTTTCTTTAGCCATTATTTGCCACCTTGGTTTTTAGCTCGGGCCATATTGCGACCGAATTTACGGAGGTTTTGGTTAGTGACGGTTTTTGCTTTACCACCTTTAGCAACGTCGCCGTCGATGCCTTTTTTAGCACCGTCGTCACCTAAGTTTTTACCTTTGGTTTTGCCTGATTTAGTAATGCCGTCTGCTGCTGATTTGTATGCCATGTTGTACTCCTAAGATACTGTGATTGTAACTGTGCCGACAGAAGTTGTCGCCACTAAATAATTCGGTGTTAGTCCTGCATCACTTGCTCGTGATCCCCCCACAGGGTTCCAATTCCACTGAAACACTCGACTACCTTCACCTTGATACCCATCAACACCTAATCCTGATGTTTGATAACTGTTGTCGGGACGAGGTTCTCTTACTGCTTGTGGATCAAAAACTGGGTATAAGCCAAGACTTAACTGCGGCTGATCGGGTTCCCAGCATGAAGGACAAACCTTAATACTAACCAACTTAGTTTTAATGATCAGTTTTCTAAGCTCTTTTAGCTTATACCGCTGACCGCAACGATCGCACTCAGCGATTGAATATTTACCAGAAGCGTACTTAGTAGCCATTAGTATTGCATAATCCGTGGTACAAAACGATCACTAGCTTTTTCTCTATCCTCGTCGGCTGCCAATTGGAACTGTTGCTCGTAATCGGCTTTAAGCATAACTATGCGATTTGGGTCTACGTTAGGTAGTTTAGCCGATAAATAATATGCCAGACCTGCAACCATCGCGTTTAAAAAGCGAAACGGAATATCTTGTGTAACGTCACCATTACCAGCATCCTGAATGCGGCGTAGTCTCCAGTACACAAAGTAATAGTATGGAGTAGATACAGAACCCTGATCTGGTGTAGGCCACACATTAATCTGTGGATTTGCAACACCGGTAACCGGATAAGTTGCACCGGACTGTCTATTAACCCACACTTGAATCGGTCTACCGGTAGCGTTCTTATTAGGGATAGTCGCATAGGTAGAGGATGAAATTCGGTTAATGTTGATGTCAGTTTGCTGTTGCCCTGAACCTGTACGTACAACTTGGTCTAATAAATCAATGGTGTCTACAGGCAGATCATAAGTAATCTGGTTAGGGTAAAGTGGAATAACACCTTCTTCAATTGTCCAAAGATTAATACCCCGATTCGCCCATTCGATTGTCATCAAGTTCAACGAGCGCCTAGCTGTACGTAAATCATAACCCGTGCGAAGTTCTTGCCCGCAGCGTTCAAAAGCATCTTCGACAATGTCTGTGATTGATAGGTTAAAACTGCTGGTTCCTGATGTTGTCATGCCCAAACCCTTGAAGGTGTTTTTGGTTCGATTTTGTAAGTATCTAAAACAGGGATTTCTTCACCCGCTCTGACATTCACATGATAACCGTCTATTGCTGCAAACGCTGGATATGTATTTGCGTAATCTACAACGCTTGCGCTTCCAACACCCATATTAACCGCCTACCTGAGACCTGCTTGAATAGCAGTCAATGTAGCAGTACCGCTACCTGACAAGTTCGCTAACCGGATCTGTAAAACCGGAAACGCATAGTTACCATCTTGGTTAGTGGTCTGTGAAATTACAGTCGGGTGATTAAACCAGTTAGTCCCATCAAACGTATGCTGAATAGAATAGGTAATAGTGCCAGAGACAACCACACCAAAACCCACGTTAAATGGGGAGATGTAGTAGTCCATTGGAATACCTGCACTGTTTGCTACACCGGTAACAGATTGTGTAATCGGTCTCATTTAGTTTTCCTTTTAACTTTTCCGCCTTTCTTGTACATCTCTACGTCTTGCGGATTGTCTTTACGTTTGATGGTTTTCTTGCCGGGCATTTTACTAGGGTTTATATCGCCCATACCCCGCGATTCCATCATACAAATTTGCCTTTAGTGTGACCTTTAGTCACGCAACCGTCGGCACGAGTCACACCGCCTTTAGCCATTTTAGTGCAACCACCTGTAGCTTTCTTAACTACTCTAGCTTGGTTTGCCATTTCGCGTTGAATATCGGCGTTTCTAAGCTCATCACTTTTAACAGCACCGCCACCAGCGTAACATTTACCACCTTTCTTCATTTTCTTTTCCATCGCTTCACCTTTCGCATATTGTTCAGGAGAGATCTTGCCAGACTTAATCGCTTTGCCTTCTTTCAACTCTTCTTTGTAAGTCTCTTTGCCTTTGAATAGTTTCTTTAAGTTAGCCACGTTGCCACCTCTATTAAATTTTTTGCCTTTATCGGCTTGATTAAACTCTTTAGCTACACTGACCGGTACCCCTGCTTTCTTGGCG